ACCGCAAAACACCCGTTCCGTGAAAACCGCAATCGTAAGGAGATACGCAATGAACCACGTAGTACTAAAATCATTTAGTGATCAAACCGGACAACACACACAAGGTGATATCATTGATGTGTCTGATAACAGAGCAACAAAACTGATTTCGCTTGGATATGTTGGAACGGTAAAAGTAGGAAAAACTCACCCCGTAAAACTCGACGCTGATTCTGAAGAGATTCACAACGCTCTGAACGAAGCGGCTGAAACTATCGTTTCAAAAAACGAAGAGATCAAAACGCTCACTGAAAAATACGATGATCTCGATGATCAATTCAACAATCTCGATTCCGCATACGCAAAAAAAGAGAAAGAACTGACTGCTCAAAATGAAGAGGTTGAACGGATTGCTTCTGCATTCGCTGGATTTGTTTCTTCAATAAAAATCGCTAAAGAGATGACCGTAGTGAAAGCTCTTGTTGCTGCTCTTGAAACCATAGAGTCGGCTAAATAATGGCTTGGAGTATCAAAAGAACAGTAGAACCGGTGAAAGAACCGGTTGATATCGAACTGTTCAAGAAGAGTGTTCATATCTCTTTCAACGAACAGGACGATGTTCTCACTTCGTATTTGAAAGCGGGGCGCGTTGCCGCTGAAGACTTTCAGGGGCGTTCGTATATCACTCAAGGGTGGGACATCGTTCTTGATTCGTTCCCTTCTGGTGAAATCTGCCTTTTACGTGGACCTGTTCAGACTTTGGACTCCGTAGTTATCACCGATGTTAACGGTGACGAAACTCCAATGGATGTTTCAGACTTCATCGTTCTCACTGACAATACACCGGCTCGAATGCTTCTTCGTAGTACCGCATCGTGGCCTTCGGTAACGCTTCAGGATATCGGTGGTATCAGAATCAGATACACCGCTGGATATGGACTGGAACCAGAAAACGTTCCTGCAGATATCAAACACGCGATAATTATATTCGCATCGTTTGCCGATGATAATAGAGGCGTGGAAGACGACATGACACCACAATCGTTTTTCAACTTACTGGAACCTACTCGTATTTATACTGAGAAGCCAGTATGAGAAGACAGGGAAACAACCTCAAACGGAAATCAGTAAAATCACTTTCGACTCAAAATCGAAACTATGGATTTATTCAGACGAATATTAAAGACAAAGATGGCACTGGTGGATTTGAAGATGGCTGGGAGAACGCTCACCCGAACGCTCATTGGATGGGAATCACACCAAAAGCATCACTTCAGGTATTTGAACAAGAATCAATCAATGCTGAGGTTACTCACGTTATAAAAATGCGTGCTGAAATCCCCGTTGTTTCAACACAGAGAATCGTTTCTGATGGAAAGATCTACGAAATACTCTCTATTGAAGATATTCAAGAACGTGGGATAGTGAACTGGATCTTCTGTAAAGAACGGCTTGCGTAATGGCAATGCGTCGGAACAATACGTTCACGCTCAACAGTTTTTTCGATGATGTCGAGAAAGAGCTGAACAAAGATAAAAAGAAAGCGCTCAAAAAAGCAGAGACCGAACTGAAGCGAAAAGTTCGTGCAAAAATAAAAGCTCTCGGTTTGGTTGATGAGGGGAATCTTTTAAAAGGGGTTTCCAGTACCAGTTTTGAAAACGCTTCACTGGTAGGAATGGCAGCACCGGCGTTTCACGCTCTTCTGGTTGAACTTGGTCACTTGGTTGTTTTGCCGAAAGGGAAATCTCCAAAGAATCCAAATGCTAAAGTAGTGGTTGAAGGTAAACCGTATTTTATGCCAGCTTTTAGAGAGTCACAAACGAAATTGATAGATATACTTTCGGATTGGGGATAGATTGTTTTACAAAGAATTCATTGACTGTTTACGCGCTGATTCTGCAGTGACCGATACGGTGACAGATTTCCCGTGTGGAGAAACAACCGTTCCGGCTATCTTTCGCGCTCCCGTTCCTGAAGATGCGGTGATGCCTTATATTTCTGTGAACATCGATGGAAACTCGACACCTTCAGGCCTTATTGAAGAAGCAATCATTTCGGTTGATTATTGGGATTACAGTAATTCGAGAGCGGTGTCTGACACTGCAGCAAAAGCGGTGAAGAACTTACTTCATTTTACCGTTATGAAAACAGACGACTATTCTGAAATTAGAATTAAACGTGGATCATTTGGGTATGTAAATCAAAATGATCTGAGAGATATACACTACAATACGCAATTTAGCGCCCGCGCAACTGATTCGGGTTGGATGAAAGAAACTTTACAATAAAAAAGGAGGCCTTCAATGGCTGATGGGATTAAATTAAGCACTGGTATTACAGCCGAAACGTTTAAACGACTCGCACTTGATGGTGGCGTGGTGTATAAAGATTGGGGACTTCCCGGCGTAACACTTCTCGGTGCTACTGTTGGGGGTAATACTTTCACGGTAGAACCAGAAGTTCGTGAAATGATATTCGATGGCGCTCCTGGTGCTGTTAAAGGATCACAACGGAATACACGTATTGTTCCGAAACTTGCGGTGAATCTCGGAGAGATCACTGATGAAACGCTTCTTCTTTTACTTCCATCGGCAAATACTGAAACCGTTGGGAACACCACAAAGTTCACCCGTGACTGTCAAATTCAAGAAGGAAGTTATTCAGATAACATCACTCTTGTGGTGCGGAAAAGTGGCACTGAAGAGCTTTTGGCTCTCAGTATTTACAACGCTCTTCACCTTGGATCGTTTGAACTTGCGGCTTCGGATGATGCTGAAGCGGTGTTTGCTCTTGAAGTTACTGGACATTATGATCCAGCTGATCTTGACACTGAACCGTGGGCTATTTTTAACCCTCTTGAGGTTCCGGTAGTTACTCATAACCTTAACTACATCGCAGGGGCTAACGGGCATATTGTCGGTACAGCTTCGCAAATCGTGAATGATGGCGCTGATGGTGCTGAAGTGTACGCTTCTGCTGATGATACTTACGAGTTTATTGATTGGTCTGATGCTTCAACCGATAACCCACGTAAAGATTTAGCTGTTGCCGCTGACATTACTGTTACCGCAAACTTCGCGCTGATTTAAGCGGGATTGATTTACTAATGCGGAACTATTCACGTAGTTCCGCATTTTTTATTTAGAAACAACCTTTGAACCTCGATTTTCCTTTTGATTTACGGGATTTACGGGATTTACAAAAGAACATGACAAAAGACTCTTTCAAAAACAATAAACCACAGGAAAAACAATGCAACTCTTTAAAAACTATTTAGCTTCACAACGATTAAAAACGCTCAGAAAAAAACGTAATATCAAAGTTCGGACGCTTACCGTGAGTGACATCATAAGAATGAGTGATCTGGTTGAACTGTATGCGGAAGAACTCAATATTGATTCGGTGATGCGCTTGATTTCATCCGTTCAATCCAAAGACGAAAACAAACCATCAACCGACGATGAAACAGTGAGTAAACAGGTGATAGCGATTGGTGTTGAAATACTGAAAAAAGTATCAACAATTGGGAAAACAGATGTGATCGCGTTCTTCGCTGATCTTATCAACGTGACTCCTGAAGATTTCAAAGAGATGCCTATTGATACACCGCTTGTTATCATTGACCAGATACGGACATCTCCTGAAGCGGAAAGTTTTTTTATAATGCAATCACTGGGTTCCAAGTTGACAGAACTGTTCGACGAGCCTATCGGAATGCTCAAAGCGTGGTTCGCTTCCACCTCGGAGGAGGGGAAAAACAATTCCTAAATCTTCCTTGTAATGACTTTGTTTTTCTGGCTGAAGAACTGAGTTCGAGGAAGGTATCAAAAAAGAGAGATCAGCTCGAAGCGGTCTCTTTCGGTCAATGGCAAAATGCACGATTTAGTGGACAATATAAGAAGAGTTGGAAAGAGTACCAAAAGGCGTTCGGTCTTGGCAGTGATGAAACGCAAAAGGTTGATAAAAGCGAAAAAGAAGAGTCGGTAAAAGAAGCCGTATCAATTATTGAAATTCTGAACAGGAATAATAATGTCAAGACGTAAACTGTTTGAACTATTTGGAACAATTGTAATTGAAGGAATGGGAGCGAATAAAACCGCTCTCACTCAACTTCAGAAGGATATACGCGCAACAAATCAGCGACTGAACAAAATGGGTCGTGATGCGAAAAAAGTGGGAACGGCGATCACGAAGAGTCTCACCCTTCCCCTTTTGGCATTGGCAACAGCATCGGTGAAAGTCGGTGCTGATTTCGACAAGGCAATGACCAATTCACTGGCGATTATGGATGATGTCAGTGATTCAATGCGCGAAAAAATGGGTGATACCGCTCGACAAGTTGCGAAAGATTACAATATCGCGGCTGATTCAGTAGCAGAAGCGTATTTCTTTTTGGCTTCTGCTGGTCTGGATGCTGAAAAATCAATGGCCGCTCTTTCAAACGTGGCCGCATTCGCTAAAGCGGGTAACTTTGATCTCGCAAAAGCAACCGATTTACTCACCGATACTCAATCAGCTTTGGGACTTGCCTCAGAAGATACCGCCACACACATGAACAATATGGTTGCCGTTTCTGATATGCTTATCGAAGCAAATAAAAACGCGAACGCATCAGCGGAACAGTTTTCCGAAGCGCTCACGAATAAAGCCGGCGTTGCTCTTCAATTGCTCAAAAAAGATATGTCTGAGGGGCTCGCCGTTCTTCAGGTGTACGCCGATAAAGGTTTGGCAAAAGGAGCCGATGCGGGAAGTCAACTCAATATTGTTTTAAGAGATTTACAGATGGCAGCAGTGAACAACAAACAAGCGTTTGACGATGCTGGTGTTTCCGTGTTCGATGCTGATGGTAAAATGAATCACATCGCTGATATTGTCGAAAGTCTCACCGGTAGACTTGGTACAATGTCAGATGAACAACGCCGTTCTGAACTCATTATGCTCGGTTTCACTTCCAAATCTATCGATGCAACCAGCGCACTCCTTGGAACCTCCGATGCAATCAGAGAGTATGAAGAGAGCCTTCTCTCAGCTGGTGGAGCAACTGAAGAGGTGGCACAAAAACAGCTCGAAAGTTTCTGGGAACAAGTGGGACTTGCTCGACGGGGGATCGAAGATCTTGGAATCGAACTCTCTGAACGACTTCTTCCCCTTATCAGAGATCACATTATTCCCGCAATAGAAAAACTCACTGGTGCTATCAAGGCAATGTTCGAATGGTTTGAAGAGCATCCCGCCCTTCGTTCTTTCGTTGAATCGTTCGTGATCGCACTTGCAACAATGGGACCACTGCTTCTTTTATTTGTAAAGTTCATACCTCTGATAAAAACAGTAGTGGGATTATACAAAGCACTCACCGCCGCTCAAGTCACCTTGAACGCGGTTATGGCAACAAACCCAATAGGGTTGATCATTACCGCAATTGCTCTTTTGATCGCGGCGGGAATTGCTCTTTATAAAAACTGGGATATTGTAAAAGAGAAAACGGAATTCTTCCTTGAAGCTCAAAAATTCGCTTGGATACGAATACTCGATTTTATCACGATTAAAATAAAAACGTTTATAATCGCCGCGCTTAAACAGTTCCAAAGACTTGCACAATTTATACCTGGTATCGGTTCGGCACTTGATGAGATAATCGAGAGACAGGAACGCGCTCTTGAACTGGCAAAAGCAGAAGCAGACGCGCGTGATGCTCTCAGAGTTGAATGGCTCAAAGGAATCGAAGTTGCAAAAGCAGCCGCCATCGCCGCTGAAGAAGCAGCCGAACAACGGATCATTCAAATCGCTGAAGAAGAAGAAGCGGCAACACTTGCAGCGGCTCAAGCAGAGGTTCGATCTCTTGAACAGATCGAAGCGGCGCGGGTTCTTGCTGAGGCGCGTAAAAAATTTGAGGAAAAATGGACCTCTGAACTTTTCAAACAATCAGCTACCAGAATGGAGATTCTTGAGAATGAACACGCTCTTGCTCTTGCAGAAGCGGAACGACTTGGAGCCGATAAAGAAGCGGTTGAAGAGTTTTATCAAAACAAAAAGATCGCACTGGAACGAAAGACCGCAAAAGAACAATTAGACATCTCGCGTCAACTGGCGAAAGAACAAACTCTTTTACTTGACGATGATCTGGCTCGACTTCGCGCAAATACAGATCAGAAGATCATTGATAACGAATGGGAGAAGAACGAAGCGGTGAGAATCGCGAATGAGAAAGGGCTGGACACATCCGATCTTGTGGCTCTTTACCGCGCACGTGAACGGCGTATCATTGCAGAAGCGGCGGTTCAAGAGATACGAATCTCTGATACCGTGAGAGCAGAACGAATCGACGATGTTAAATCGGTATTTCAAACCGTTGGTAGTTTCGTGAGTAAACTCGATGGACTTTGGAAAGATAGTCTGGACAAACGAACCACCGAAATCGACAATGAAACAGAACGACGTAAAGAAGCAATTGAAAATTCATTGATGAGTGAAGAGGAGAAAGCTGAAGCTCTCGCGTTGATCGATGCTGAAGCCGATGCAAAAAAGAAGGTTCTTGAAAAAGAGAATGCTGTTCGTCAAAAGGCTTCAACACTGTTCGGGATCGCGCTTAATACAGCTCTTGGTATATCTGCTGCACTTGCATCGGCGAACGTTCCTCTTTCGGTTGTGGTTGGAGCTCTCGGAGCCGCTGAATTTATCACCGCCGCTGCAACTCCTCTTCCTCTTGCTGAAGGTGCGCTCATTCGGTCTGATCCGGGGCGTGGTGTTCTTGCTCAAATTGGTGAGGGATCTCAAGATGAAATAGTATTACCAATGAAAACGGGCGCGATTGAACTGGCAAAAAATATATTCAGTAAGATGCAATCGTTCGGTTCAGTGGCAACGCCACAGACATCGGTTGTGAAAGAGGTTCATAATCATTTCCACGTGGGAACGCTTATCGCTGATGATTTTGGTATCAAAACGTTTGCAAAAAAAGTGAATAAATACAACGTAGCAGAAGCTCAACGAACAGGGGGTGGAAGTGTCACAGCCTAATTTGATCAGAATCGGAATTGTGGGAGATCTTCAAGAACTTTCTGCTTTCGGTCGTAAATATTCTGAACGATATTTGGCCGGTCTTTCGAGAAGAGAACGGGCCGCATCGGGTAAACTTCGTGAGGATATTATTGCTGATAAAAAAGGATTCACTCTTTCGTACGAATTGGCTGATCAAGATGTGGTTGATCGATTTGAAGAGCTCTTTCTGATTCACGATGAACTGGTTCTTGAGGTAACTCATATGCTCACTGTAAAAACATACACCGTTTTAATGAGTCCGTTTTCAAAAGAACGGATTCTTGCTGTTCACGATGGTATGTGGTCCGGTGTTGTTGGGGAGTTTGAAGAAGTATGAGTATTGAAACACTGAGAGCTGAATCAAAGAGAACCGTTCGCCGGCCGCTTGCAAAAGTAAAGGTGACGTGGACTGATCCACTGATCGATGTTTCTCTCAATATGGAGACTTCAGAGAACAACCGCGTTTCATTTCCTGAACAGGTTGCCGATCTTGTAACCGATGTTCCGAAACAGTGGTTTCATACCAATGATACCGATGTTATTCTCGATGGTACGTTTTACCCAATGCCATCGACGCTTGCAGAAGCGCGAAAATATCAAGTGGGTTGGTGGGGTACTACTAATTCTGGTGTGAGTGGTGAGTTCGTTGATCCGAATAAACCAACGCTCACGATTAATTTTACGAAACGCCTTGTTGAAGGGTTCACCATAACCGGTGACAACGCTCTCAATGAGTTCCCTGTTGATTTTAAAGTAACCGTGTATCTTTTGGTGGGTGGTGATTATATTCCCATTGAAGCGATGGAAATTATCGGAAATACACAAATGCTGTTTTCCACTAATTTCTTGAGTCCTCACTTTACTGCAGCACGACTTCAGCTTGAAGTATCAAAATGGAGCGTTCCCGGTAAACCGGTGAAGATCGTTGAATTCTATTCTGATATTACCGAGATTTATGAATCTGATGATATAATGATGCTCAATATTCTGCAGGAATTTGAATCTTCAGAGGGAACGTTACCGGTAGGAAACATCTCTTGTAATGAAATGGACCTTACTCTTCAGAATATAACGGATCAATTTTTCTCTGAAAATACCGATTCAAACATACACACAATGATAAAACGAAATCGGAAAATAGAACCTTCTTTGGGTTTCCAATATTCAAATGGAGAGAGTGAGTATATTCCGATGGGACTCTATTGGTCTGGTGACTGGTTGGTTTCGGATAACAGCACCGGCGCATCAACAACCGCCCGCGATAGATTCGAATTACTGCGAAAGAAAGAGTTCCCGTGGGAAACTGTTTTCACAGAGATTCTCTCTGATGTGAGTATCAAAACACTGTTCACCGCTGTCCTTGATAGTGCGTTCGATTACATGTACGATTTCTTTTACGACCTATCGGATCTCGATGATTCGTTTGTTATCCCGCACTTCGAACCAGAATTTTTCAAGAAAAAATCATACTTTGATGTTATCAAACAATTGGCCGCTGCGAGTTTGGCCTATGCCTTTATGGATTTACCCACTGCAGAAGAGATCGAATCGAACGGCCCACTGAATAAAGATATGCTCAGAGTACTCAAAGTTGAAACGGTGTTTCCAGAAGATCCAGATGCAACTCTCGCAATCGATATCACGAAAGATGATTTCATCGACAAACAACAACCGGCTGATACCGAGAGTATGGCAAACTCAATCACCGCGACATATAAAATATTCGAGATTGATCCTGAAGATCCTGAAAAGTGGATCGATGAGGAGTTTCCCGCATTAGCTCAAGACGCTGATAGTATCGTTGAGTATGGTGTGATGGATTACAGCTACAATAGCAGTGATCTTATTCAGACAGAATCACACGCTCAAACAATTGCCGATTCTCTTTTGGCTTCGTTCAAGGTGACAAATAGAAATATTGAGATGAACACTTTTGGAGATATTACATTGGAAGTTTCAAATCAGATTAGTGTCCCAGAATATCAGAAAAACGGGATCGATAAACGTGGCGTTTTTGCGATCACATCGCTGAATACTCACTACGATGGTTCTCTGAGAATTGCCGTTTCTGCGAGAAAATTAAAAGAAGATACAAGTGAAATAGTATATACAATGGTTCAAGACACCGATGGCGCTGCTGTGTTGTGGCAAGACACCGACGGTGCTTCTGAAAAATATCAAGATACAGGAGTTGAATAATGGCAGAAAATGAAATAATTATCCCCGGTGCAACACCGATAAACTATTATTTCCGTAATTACGGTTATACTGATCTTCTGGATGATATGCCGATTCTCTCTTTAGGATTGGCAAACGATCTTCAAAAAATAGTATGGAAAAACGCGGCTGGGTTAGCTCGGCTTATGGGGGACGTAATCGGCCCAGTCGCATCTACCGATGGAAACGTTGCCGGGTTTGACGGTACTGGTGGAAAAACTATTAAAGATCTCGGATTTAAGCTAGAGAAAAATGAAGACTTTGATTTAGTAGTCTATACGGCATCAAACGGATCTAAATTAAAACTCGCATATGATGATGTTATACCGTTCTACAACGACACGGGGGTGGAGCTTGCGGCGGGTACATATATGCACCTTGTCAATGTTATTACTGTAGGCTCAGAATATTTAGCGACATTTGAAAAAACAGATGCGAGTGATTGGGAAAAAATACAGGGTACAACCGGTGCAACAACAAGCATAATTCCTATTGGTAGCACTGGGTTTATTGCTCCCAAAGGGCAAATTGGAGGAGTTGACACGTCAGGAGTGTCTGCACCTGCTCAAATATGGTTATCAGCTACAGTAGCGGGAGGATTCACAGATGTTGAACCTGCATTTCCAGACTACTCCATATCTGTTGGTGGTGCTATTAACTCAGCAGTAGATGGTAATATACTTGTAAATATTACAGGCGACTATAAAGAAACCTTCCACGATGGGTGGGATGGAGCAATAAGACAGTCTTTTGATTTTACAGTCAACGCTAATGGTGGAGTTATAACAGGAACGCTCAAAAACGTAGACCCTGCGAAAAACTTGACTTGTTTATTTTCGGGCGGTTTTTTCACATTAGATACAATCACAACAGATTTAGACATTGTTTTGGTAGCAGGTACAGACTCAGTTACACAGGTTAATTATGTATTTATACCCAAAGACACAAAGGTGATAACATCAAATACAACGGGCTTCCCATTAACGGAACACTGTAAAGTCGCTGTTATCGATTGCCAAAGCGCATCAGATGTTGAAGCTAAAAGTGGTGCAAGAGGGAACCAAAATTGGAACGACCACATAAAAAAAGAGGATGACAACGGGCACGTTTTACACCTTGCAGAGTGGATCAGGAAACAGTATGCAACAATTGATCCGCGTAACGGTTGTGAAGTAACTCTTGACGATACTGGTGGGAATGGCTACCTGACTATGACAAGCGGAATAGTTGAACAGGCACACCCCCAAACGGTTGACTCTATAGTGATGCCGGCATCACCTATTATGATTGCAAATGATCCAGATGTAGCATTTGTTGAAACTACAAATCTCAATACTATTTCAAAGTTTAACGATGGATCAAACTGGTCGAACAAATGGGGAAAAGGTGTTGTTTGGGTGATTGCCAACAAAACAGGTGAGCCTAGTTTTCTTTCGTTGAATTTGCCAAGTGCAGGATTGACAAGTAGTGCAGATGCTCTTGCAGATGAAAACAATTACGCTGATTATTCCATACCTATTCAATACAAAAGCAAAGCGGTACTGCTTGGTGCTTTTGTATTCAAGGTCAGTGGTGGGACACTAACATATAGTGGAGATTTCCAAGACCTACGTGGTACAGTCCCATCCAATATTGCTGGCGGTGGCGGTGGTGGCGGCGGTGGTGCTACTTCGTTCCTTGCATTATCAGACACGCCAAGTTCTTTTGTTGGTCAAGCGGGGAAAGTTGCAACAGTGAACAGCAGCGAAACTGACATCGAGTTTAACGACATTGTAAACGCTACACAATACCAGATACCTGTTGCTGATGTTGATGGTAATTTGCAAGGGTATTCTGATTTTGTTAGAGATGCCAATGGGGATATTGGTTTAGGAGGTAATGATATTCTTGATACTGGAGAACTAAAACAGGGACTCGGAATCCTCACCGGTAAATTATCAGACCAGTATCTTATGATGAACGGGTTGGAGTTTGATGGGGCTTGGAAAGCCACTCAAAACACGTTTAAGCCCACACTATTTGCACAGTCCCCCACAGGCTACACCTTTATCGAGGGTTCTGCAATACCGACCAATATAGGTGATGTTGTTACTTTTAAAACAAGTATGTCTGTATCAAGTGGTGTAATAACAGCGCCAGAAATGACAAACGACGACATCGCTTCTGCAAGTGCCCAAGTGCTAATCACAAAAGGATATCTTGGAGAATTGCGGATTACTGTTCCGGCAAGCACAAGCACAAATATTACCTCTACAAGTGTAGGTACAGACTGCTTTGCTACCATTACATTATCAAGGGGTACAAATGGGGGAGAAACTACCCCAACAACGCTTATGAGAACGGTATCTTTCAAAACAGGGGACACAGAGAGTCACTACTCATTGACAGGGGCTAACCCAATAGATGCATCAGTCAACACGATTAGTGGAGGAATGCAAGTGGTAAACTCTTCATCCACAAGCGTTGTAGAAGTAACAGTAAAAAGTGTTGGCAATTCGAACCCAACGAAATTAACAGTAAGCTAAGGGAGAACAAAAATGGCAGTATTAAAAACAGGGTATAACAGCGACAACACAGTAAGAACAGAGACCCGTTCAGTTGAGCAAACTTCCGTGAGCAAAACCCACAAGATTATTAAGAGCACTGATTCAGATTTACCTTCGGGCATTCTGTGGATTGGTACAGATGGAGATTTGCAAAATGGCGTATGGGAGATCGAAGGCGTATTTTATGCGATGATTCTCACGTTTGAAACTACACTTGAACAGGTACGAGATAGTAAGGCGAAACAGATTATTCAATCGGCAGAGTCCAAGATTGGAGCAATATCAGTTCTTGACGATGATTTCGCAGAACAACGCCAAACTATCAAGGGCGAACTCGAAGCAAAACAGCTTGAACTTGCAACAGCAATTACCATACAGGACGCTGAGTCGGTGGTAGTATGATAGAGAAGATTATAGACTACTGGACATTTACGCAATTAGTGAAAGAACGTATTTAAACCATATAAAAGGAGATATCAATGGAACCGGAAACAATCACAACAACCACAACGATAATCGTGTCAATTCTTACGATATCAGGAACGCTTCTCGGTATTTGGAAATCTCGAAAACGTGGATATGATAAACGCGCTGAAGAGATGCGTGAAAAAATGCGTGTTCAACTTGAAAAGAGTTTGGAAAAATCAGAATCAAATATCAAAGCAACTATGAGCGATATGAATCGCCGCTTGGAAAAAAACATTGGTAAACTCTTTGATTTGGCAGAATATCAATTGGTAGCCGATGCAGAAGTGAGATCTGATATGAAACATCTCAAATCTGTTGTGGAGTTGAAATGCGGCTGAACAAAAAACAACACAAGTTATTCAAAAAATACGGGTTCAAGGTTCTCGAAGAGGAGTGTCACGGGAAAGTGACACCTTTGAATATGATTGACAACCTCACCGAGCTCACAGGGCGCAATCAACAACTGTTGACCGGTGGAAATATCAAACGTGCCTGTTCACGGGCGTATTCATCGGCTAAAGACCTCGTTGTGATTGAAGACAGTGTGACTATTATTTGGGTGATCTTTGGGAAGAAATACAAACTTCAACAATTTCACGCGGTTCTGGTTGATGGGAACTCTACACCGGTGAACATCGGTCACATTCAGCGAATCGCGCCGCACAATCTGAGAGCGTTCAAAGTACATGATGATTTGAACGCGCTTTTTACTACTAAAGTTGACAGCAAAACCGCTGATCGTATTCATTCCTGTTTTCTTCTTTGGGATGGAAGCCGGGTATTAGCTCAGAGGATTCAATACTCAATGCTTCGACTGTTCGGCAGGAAAGCACGGTGCAAAGAACCTCACAAGCACTGGAATTTCGGTCGTGTTCACCTGAAAGTTGAGGATTATAATGAGTGATCAACAGAGACGAAAGACAGACAAACCACCGTGTGATCACGAAGTGACGACTCACGAAACAATTGCAAAAACATTTTATGCTGAATGTACAAAGTGTAAAGTTCGTGGTAAACAAAATTACGACTATGACCATAAAGCAATTGAATTCTTTTGGTTGGAACACGATAGAAGAAAGAAGAAGCTATGAAAAAACCATTTCATATTGATGTATTTGTGAATTTTACTCCAGGACAAAAGCCCACGGGATTCTTTGATTTCGTTCGGGTGAAATCAGGCGGTGAAATACTCTTTGCAGAGATGTGTTCCGCTTCACCCAATGGGTATCAACCTCGAACGCGGGAAAAGTGGTTCGAGGTTTACGGTTGTGTTGCTCCATCAACTCAACCGATAGAGATTATTCCGAAGCACCGAAAGTTCGGAGATTGTATATTGGTGAACGGTGGCCACGCGATTCCATCGATAAACAAAAACCCAAATCACAATATGAGAAAGATTATCACTGAGGTATTCTTTCATCGTGCGCTTGGAAGAATCAACAAATTGTGGCGCGGTTCTGCTGGATGCTTGACAATGCCAAAAGCAAAACTGAAACAGATGATCAAGGCTATTCGTGATCACGGGTGTGGTGTAAAAGGAACAATGACGATACATCACGGTTCCCGGTTGAACTTTGAGGATGGGAAATGATGAAAATTAAATATTTGTATACACTATTTATCCGTGACGATAACGGAGTTCCACAGAATCAGCAACGTGGATTTATTGCTGGTCTTGTTCCGGAGTTCCCAATTGATTCAAAAATGTTTATTGTTTGCAAAGTTGATCCTGCGATACTCACAGAGGTGGATCTCACAGACGATACTATTTGTCTTGATCTTGCGACATTGTGCAAGAAGTTTCCAAATTCAACTAAGGAAGTCGAGCTTGAAGACGGGTCAATGTTCCCCGTTGCCGTGTTCGGGTATTTTGACGTGAAAGGTCGTTCAAGTGAAGAAGAGTGTCCTATTATCACGTTCGCTGACTGCTTACCGAGAGGGGTGGCGTAATGGCTGAAGACAATGTGTGCTTGTCTACCAATGATGGGTTGACGAAACTTCGGGGTCGAGATGCTGTTTTGAAGTTTGACGGCAGTACTAAAGTAACATCTGTTCCTGTCCCTGTAATTAGTGGGAATCCTATTAGAGTTGATTTTTACGAGAAGGAGATAACCTCTACACCAAGGCGGTATATATTAGACACGTCGGAAGGATCAGTAGGGTTTTTGATACGGCGGGAAGGGACATCTCTAAGAGTTTACATTTACGACAGTACGCTTCAAGTCGTAGAAACTGAGAACGCTAATCTTTTAGATGGTTGGAATACTGTTATCATAACAGAGCCTGTTAGTGGTGGCGGGTACGACGTTGACCTGAATGGTGCTGTTGTGCACCAATCGAACTATGATGGTGTATTTACTAGCGGATCGTCAAATATGATTATTGGGGCGAACGTAGAAACCACTGAGAAGTTTATTGGTCAAATATCTCACGTTAGTATTGGTGATCAAGTAGTGTACAATATGAGTGGTCAATTCGGGAACGGCTCCCTATTGGACTCAAGTGGAAACGGGTACAACGGTGTATTATCAAATCCCAATATGTGGTGGTGGGCTGGACTAGACGCGCACTTCACCGACTGGACAGTATACCACGCGACTCTTCCGGTTACACCCTCTGTTGAGCAATTCGTGACAGTGATTGACGTTGTGTGTCCACCGGATACTGATGTGGGATCGTGGCAGTTGTATGCAAACTCTGTATGGCTGAGAATACTTTTTCAAAAAACAACGGATATTATTTTATGGCTACTGAGCCAAGAAGGAGAGAACATGACAATTGACAAAACGATACGCGGGAAAGATTTCACCGCAGAAGATTTGCAAATATTAGAAAACCGTAATTACAAAGTGTGGGCCACAACTGAAGTTACTATTCAGGTTCGGCTTTCTAAAGATGAGGATTATATTCCGATAGTTATTGTTGCCGGAACACCTCCTTTGATGCTCGGAGAGGTTCATAGTATAAACAGCGCTTCATCTGACGGGAATATGGATGATTTGTATTTGGGATATAAAGATTAACTGTTGACACTATCGATTGTGAGAACCTATATTATCACAGTCGACATTTCCTTCGATTGTTAATAGACGAAAAGCCGCTGCTGGTTCCCCTGGTAGCGGCTTTTTTGTTTTGTCACATAACAAACTGTTACCATTCAACAGAAACAGTGCTTACACCTGAATGATACACCGTGATCCACGTGCTATCTGCCGAAAAGAATTCTGAAAACTGATAGTGTTGCGTGAGAGTGTCGATAGTATCAACAGATCCCGTGTCTATTTGAGCATACCCAAAAATGAGATCGTTTTCATCATAACATCCATATCGTATTGTTACATCGGGAATATCAATAGTATCACCTTCCATAGCGACAATTTCAACACCACCTCTTCGGAGTGTCATATCTTTCAGAAAAACGCACTTCTGAGTGTGAGAAATCTCTTTATAGTTGGTATATCCACCCTCTGCAAAAACAAACCCTTCACCAGCACATCCAACGCTAACAAAAACGGCAACTATAACGATTAACTTTTTTACGTTTTGAATCATTTTACTCTCTTCTCTTTTAGTTTTATTTATCATAACCGTATGCGTTCGGGTGTCTCCACTCCGTTCCGCACACGACGCGGTTTGTTATATGTGATTTTCTCGCATCTCTTCAAGCTCTTTTTGCAATGCGTTATAATCTTCTACTTTTACAAATTTACCGTGTTTGTTTTCACTCATAGTTGCAACATCTTTTTTGTAAATATGTGAATAATGCTCAGAGCAATTATATCTTTTAGGCAAAGCGGTTATTGACTCAATTTCTTTGGACTTCTTCCCAAACTTAAAGAAATGGTGGTTGTTAAATCTAGATTGCTTTACCCCGTCAATAGTGTGAATTTTACCTTTACCTAAATAATAGTGCTCTTGCCATCCTCCATCAGAATAAGCGTGTCGGTTTTCAGAACACATATCATAATTAACAACTTCACCATTAATCAAAGCAGTTACAACACTACTTCTTCTATCTCCACCATATCCCATCTTATCTACCTTTGTTTAAGTCATAACCAGTGCATTCATAAGACTGCACTCGTACCTCGTTTGCTTACGATTCAAGCGTTATCTTCGTTTGCGACTCAATCCGTTCTAACACCACCCAATAAGTTTCAGCACCTTATCACAAAGATTATTCACAACGCGGAGAACATCGTATTTCGGTGTGTGTTCATAGCTCATCCATCTACAATTTTGATTCATAAGAACCTCACTTTCATACATAATATACACCCTTTAATTCAAAACTTCATCAAAAAATACATACAGGATTATTTACCCTGTTATATATTGAAGGGTAGTCGTAGTGTTTTAGCGGTGTCTACGTTTTAAAAGAGGGCAGAGAATGACCAAAAATGACCAAAAAAGCGAACCGTGATTTTGTTTGATTAGGTTGATTTGCGGTATTTAAAGCAAAAAAAATAGTGTTATTAACATAAAACGGGGAACGTTTATGAGTAAAATTGTTCAGATTACGTGTGAAGATTTATCATTTTGTCCATCAGGAACCATTTTTACCGCAAAAAGCGGTTTGGAATGCGTTCTTTTATCCGATAAACCTGAACGAAAAGAGATTGAGTTCGAACAAATATCACACGGGAACAAATTGGAGTTTCAACGATCATATTTTTCAGTGGTAATGATTGATCTTGAGGTGTATAAATCTGCAATACTTTGTTCTATTAAAAAGATGTTCCCATTACCAAAGGAACTAAAACCTCAATTGTGGAACACCCTTAACGGAGTTTCTTCTCTCACACTCCTCGATACCGATTCACCATTTGATACAGGGCGTATGTACACAGTCCTAAACTACAATATTACTCCATTTCTTGAAGAGGGATCAACTATCGATCTGTGGGAGGTTTGATGACTCCCGGAATAATTACAGCTATTGGGGTGTGTGTTGGTCTTGTTTTCGCGATGCTGTTCAAGCGGTTTGCAGAGTGGGAAGCGAACCGCGAATTATCGCGTCTTCGATGCCAGTGTGATCAGTGGTGCAGTGTCAACACTGAAAAGTTCGGTCCTGTTTTGCTGAAAACCACGTACACTTCTAAAGAAATATTCATTGAAGCATCGGTGATGTGTATTCACAACGGTTCACATCTCACATTGACCGCTCACCTGGTAACGTACAAAACGGATCTCGCAGGATGGAAAGAATCGGTGGAACTTCGCAATCAGGATTCAGAGGAGTATCTTTGTTATATTTTGAACGGTGATGATCAATTTATATCGTTCTGGAATGCGGCGGTGATCAATGAGTCGTAAGGTATTCCAAAAAAAACGTACAAAATCAAATTCTAATGTTTGGGATCGATGGAGTAAACACCATGTTATTTTTAGAATTTATAGCCGAAAACAAATTCTTCTTCCTTCGCTTAAACCAAACGAATCGGTGGTGTGTGGGAATATGAAGGATTATTATTATTTACTGGTAAAAAATGGGGACGATTATGAATCCAGAACTACAACAAATATCTGAAGAGATCCGAAAACTCGGCGGTGATCCGGTGTCACTTCTTAGACAGGCACTTTCTGAACAGGTGAAGAAGGTTCGTTCACCGGTGGTGATCTCTTGTCAATCGTGTAAGACACAAGATGTCTGTTCGTTTCGCGCTCAAGTGACTCGATTGGTACAGTTTCCCGCGCCTCACGTTGAGGTTCCAATACTGGGGAAAGAGTTCTACTCTCAGATTGCAACGGCTTGCAGTTGGTTCGAGGTGATCGGTGATCCTCTTTTCGGTGTTCAGAAGGAAGGAAGTGACAGATAATGTCTGTTCCAAAGAAAAATGAAGATGGAACGTGGCGGGTTGATTTCTACCCGTCACCAGGAGCCAAGAGAGAGCGGAAAACACCGTTCACCCGTAAAAAGGACGCTGAAGAGTATATCAATTCGCGGAAAGCTGATTATAAAAACAAAACCGCATTGATACAAAAACGGTTTTCCACTCTTACATTCGAACAAATTGCCGTTCAGTATCGCGATTCTCATTTAGCAAAAGGGAAAGCATCTGGTAACGTTTCATATATGAACAATCTCATAAGAGAGTTTGGTGATCACATTCTTTCAAAAATATCCACTTCTGAAGTGAGAATCTATTTCGAAAAGTTCTTTGATGGTGAAATCGTTTCTCAAAAGGGCCACAAATATGAGATTTCAACGATTGAAAAACATCTCACCTATTTCAAGAGAGTGTTCAATTATGCCATTGAACGGGAGATAATCGCGATTAACCCAATCAAAGAGATCCGGTTCACCAAACAGTTCAAGAAGAAGAACAAACGGAACAAATCACTTTCTCAGGAAGATTTCAACAAGTTCAACGACTTGTTCAAAGATCAACGATGGTGGGCAAAAGGGGTGATCACGGTATTATGGCACACGGGTATGAGAATCGGGGAAGTTCGCAATCTCAAGTGGTGCGAGGTTGATTTAAAAGCAGGAGTGATAACTCTTGACGCTGATCGTGTGAAAGAGGGCAAAACGCGAACGATAGGTGTTGAAAAAGAGGCGCTGGATCTCTTGGTGTCACTCAAGGAAATAAACAACCGCAAAGGGGCGAAAAACAAAGATCACGTGTTCGGTGTTACGCTTGAAAATGCTCTTAGTTATAACACCGTGTATGACATGTTCCGCGACGTTGTTAAAAGAACCGAGTTTTCAGAGTTCAATATCCACGACATTCGGCACTCATACGCAATCAGGAAACGCCGCGAGGGGTGGGATAAAGAAGTGATCAAGGCTCAAATGGGACACGTTACTGATTCAATGTGGAACTGGTACAATGATGTTGCTGCTGAAGAAGTTGCTGAAATGAGTGGTTACAATCAGGACCAACAGGAGATCATTCGTTCTGATGTTGAAGGGATGATCGAAAAGATGCGAGAAAACGGTATTTCAATGAACACTTTCCACACCGTTCTTCGAGAAAAAGCAAAAGATTTGTAGACAGGTATATTCATATTGATTATTTTGAAAGCAGGGCTTTATAATAACAAGCAGGTGGGTGATGGCCCGTGGGGCACACCACCGCCCTTGTTATAGGATTTGATATTTCTTTTTCAATTCAGCTAACTCTTCTTCATACCTTGCGACCTGTTTCAAGTCTGGCTCATTTAGTATGTCAATTATTCTATCAACTGTTTTTCCCGTAAAATACGACGGTTGGACATTTACTTTGTCGAAATACATTCCCTGTTTCAGCTTTTGGAATAACTCGCTTTCATTTACGACAATAATTATTTCTTTTCCTCTGTACTGCTCGTGTCCATCTAAGTTTTTCTGATGTGATTTTATACCACTCTTTGCCGATGCTTCGCGCTCAATGTCTTTTTTGAGATCTTCTGATATTAGATTTGAATCATTCATTTCAATATTCCTTTTGTGTAGTCATAACCTGCGCGTTGTGGATGACTTTCAGCCCCACACGCAGGTGTTATATAGCGATTAACTGTTTATTCACTTGGGAAAACTAAATCTCCTTTGAACCGCCAACTCTTCTTGATATCTGAATATCCCTCTAAGTATTTCCTAAGAAACTCAAAATCTCTTAAAGATTTGCAATAGTTTATAAGTTTAAGCTGTTTACTATCTATCAAGGTATACACAAACATCTTAACTTGACTTATGTGGAAGTTCTTGTTTTGGTACTCACCACACACCTGTCCAATTAGCGGTTTGAGTAGGTCAATGTTTTTTTGTAATTGAAAAGAAATCTTTTTACTCATTTATAATTCTTTCTGTTTGAGTCATAACCTAACAGGTTGGTAAGGACTGTTCGTTCCTCACCGCCCACCATTTCAGTGGTTATTTAATAATTTTTCCAATTAGCAAAACAAAGTAAGATTCACCTTGAACCGCTCCCCATTTTTCAATTCCACCTCTGAATTCAAACCCTTTGAATTCAACAACCACTTCTGGTGCATTTTTCTTGAATCCGTTTCTGAAAGTAATAGTATCATAATGCATTGTTGACTCAACACCGAAGTAATTAAAAAGATCTTCAACACCTCTATGTCTTTTCCCTGGGTTCTTCAAGTCAAAACACATTTCATCCATAGGGAATTCGTCAGCAGGAAACTTTTCATCAGTTAACACTAAAAGTCTATCAACCCAATACTTTTTTATCACTCTATACTCTTCTGTTTTTTCTCCAGATGAAATTAGATCAAACCATTTTTTCTTTAAATTCAAATGTAAAGTTCTCATTATTGTTCCTTTTTAAAGTTTGTCATAACATGCGCGTCCAGCAGACAGCGATAAAGCTGCTGCTCCCGACGCAGACGTTATTAAGATTTCATATATACATTTGACTGTATTGCAAAACCCGCAATATCTGAAATTTTCTCAGAATCACTCTCGTTGTAAATTTCAATCATTAATTCTTCAAGAAATAAAGCCCGCTGTTCAGCAGGTTGTACCCGACGAAGTGTTTGCACAATTGTTTCTTCGTCAGTTCTCTCATTCTGTGCATTCTCAATTTCAGTAAATACCCGCCTAACTTCTACCATAGCATTTGATACATCTGTTTGATGAATGTAGTTCCAATTGCCGTCTTTTGTTCGAGTTTCATCAAAAGGGCGTGCTACAACTTTGCTCATAATATTTTTAAACAACTCTTCAAATTTTATCATCTGTGTTCCTTTCTAAAGTTTGTCATAACAAGCGCGTTGTGGATGACCGCTCCTTCGTCACCGCACCACACGCCGTGGTTATATGTCTGATTTATACTCGAATCGTCCTTCAATCCAAGATACGGATTCTACTTCATTGTTTTCATAATCAAATTCCTCGCCAAATGGGTAATCATTAAAGCCGAGATACCATTTGTATTCAAGCATATACTCGCAACTTGAATAAGGTTCACATCTAAAAAGTTCTCTGGTTGTATGTACTTCGACACCATCAAATTTAGATATCCGATGAAGAATTATAGGTTCGTGGCATAGATACCCCTCATACTCGCTAGTCATTAATACTTTAGCATTCAGCCGTTTTTCAATTGCTTTCAAGTCTGAAATAAAGGTTTCTCGGTCTTCTTTTGAATCAAAAACAAAATTGCCCGATTCTTTTTTGTGTATCTCGTAGTGCTCATCATTGAAAAAACCACCCCAAAGATTAACTCCGTATTGATATTTCATAACATTCTCTTTTCATTTAAATTTATTCATAACCACTTTGGTTTGGTGATGATGCTACGCACCCACCAACAAACCGTTATATGTTCTGATTTACTACGGAGCTATTCCACATTCCCAAGAATATGTTTCGTCTCCATCTTCACCTTTTTTAGCTTCTGCAACAATCTCGTCATATTGCTCACCTGCAAGTATTCTTACAACTTGGTCAAGTGTCCAATCTTTATGATGTGCACCATCAACACCACCCCACTCAACTATAAAATCAATAGCTTTCTTTTTTGTCTTTTGTAATTCAGAAGAACAACTGTGTGAACCATCAGTTCCAGTTTTCCACGAATATCCACAAGAACAACAGGTTGATATTTCTTCACTCATAACATTCTCTTTTCTTTAAAGTTTGTTTCATAACCAAATTGGTTGGTGATGGCGTTCCGCACACCACCAAACCATTATTTAGATTCTTCGTAATAACCATCAAACCATTTTAGTGGATTGTACCAAACAGGCGCATTCACCCAACGCACTACAACAGGCTCAAATTTTTTTTTGCTCGTTCCACATTTTGGACAAACTTCAAAATCAAGAAAAAACACATTCCCTCTCCAAGCGTTATAGAATTCGCCACAAGAACATTTTTGTAGTTTATAGTATGGATTACTCATTTGCAATACTCCTCTATCAAGTTTATACATAACCGTTCACGTTGGTTATGTCCTTCACTCCGTTACGGCAAACCACGTAGCTGTTATATAGTGTTTTCAATATCATTAAGAAGTTTAATGTACTTGTCTTGGTATCTCTCGCTTCGATCCCAGTATTTTTTTATAGTTACTTCTTTGTCTTTGATTTCAGAGTAACACTTTTCAATTTCAGCGTTCTTTTCTTGCTCTAATATGTCAAAGAAGTAATACAGGCACAGTTGACCATCTGAATTCATTCTTCTAGTCTTTGGTGTTATCAATTTTGCTCTCACCAAAACATCTACAATTGAGTGGCAATTATAGTAACCGCAAGCAATATTCATAAGAGCCAATCTAACTTCAGATCTCCAAGTATCTTTTGAATATGAATAACCCTTAAATGCTTTTTCAAACCGCAATTCTATTTTTTCAATTCTTGTCATTCGTGCTCCTATTTAAGTTCATCATAACCAGTGCGTTCATTTGACTGCTCTCCCTGCGGTCGTTTGCAAACGACGCTGGCATTATATGTGATTAATTTACCACTGTTTTCGTTTCTTACTTCGCTTTGGATCATAGAAATGATTTGTCTCCAAATGAGTATTTGGAAAATAAACCTCCCCTTCGCTCACAAGTCTTTTAAACTCAATCATATTCTTTTCTAGTGTAGAAGCAGCCTCTCCAAGAGTTTCAAAAGATTGAACTGCTCTTTGTAGCATACTTACAATAGTTTCAATGTCGTATCCTGTAGCTTCTCGAACTTCTTCAATAAGTGAATCAAGATCTTCACCAACATAAATTTCATTTTCAAAACACAAAGCAACTTTCGTTGAATCGGGATTTGTATTTATATCCATACCACATTCCATCTTCGTTCTTTCTGAAAAGGTTATAACAAACACGTTGGTGTGTCTGCTCTTCGCTCCGCTACGTTTGCTCACCACGTAACGGTTATTGCTGATAATTAGGCATCAGTTTATTTTTAATCTTTTCAACCCTACTCAAAGGCTCTCGAACTACAACCAAAGTGTCTTGTATGATTGTTGAAATCTGTTTTGCATCCTCGTCTGAAATACTATACTTTCCAACTATTAAACCTATCTCACGTATTGCTGTTGTTGCACTTTCTGCAGAAAACCCAACGGAGATTGATAGTGTCGAAATAACCGTGTTTTTAATTGGCTCTTTCACTGGGGGCATCGGGTAATCTTGCTCAGTAATAGGTAATAGTTTTTCTTTACTACCCCTCTCTTTAAGTACAAAACCACAATCATTGCACTTTACTTCACCAATTGGGCTTCGTTCAGTTCTGATGTTTGTTGATTTACATTTTGGACAAATCATTTTCGTTCTTTCTGTAAGGGCATAACCAATCCCGTTGAGGATGACTGCCTCGTTCCTCGTTGCACCCCACTGGTGCGTTATTATAGTTCTATAAACAATGTTTTTTCTGCTTCCCAGTATGCTATATGAAAAGATTCGCCACTTGATTCTTTATACAAATCAACTCTAATGAGGTCAATTACTCCAGACTCTCGACACACTTTAAAAGATCCATTGTGGTTTTTAGGCAGTGTCTTTATTCTCTTTATATTGTTTGTAAAACTAAACTTAGTTGGGTATACTTTAGTACAATCTGTACAAGGTGATTCACAATCTTCACCCCCACCGTGATAAGCTCCTATTCCCATCTTTGACTCATTTCCACTGGTATCATAACCAGTTGGTTGTAGGTGTCTTCGTGCCTCAGCACTACACCAGTTTGTTGATGTTTCACGTGAAACATCTCTATATTATTTTTTCTCTGCAATTTCCACGTGAAGGAATGACTTTGTGTTACAACATTCTGACAGAAAAAACACGTTCAGTTCCATTGAATACCCGATTGTGTTGTCTTTGGTTTCCTTGGAAGTGTCCCAAACTTTCGAACGTTTACGTTCTGTTTCAACTCGGACACCTTCGCCACAATGAACACAGGGGCGTTTTATTTTATTATTTGACATTTGACCACGCTGGAAGTGGTTTCGGGGCGGTGGGCTTGCGGTAGGCTTTAACGATCTTATTCCAACTCATTCAGTCTGTCTCCTAAACGAAAAAAGGCTCTTGTTCGTTTCGTGGTTTAGTGTGGGGGACAAATCCCACGGTGCCGATCGTTAAAGCAGCAAACCACTCTTGAACAAGAGCCGTAATTTTTTTTAAACGATCATTTCAATACCGAGACAGTCACCTCTCGAACACCCTAAATATACGATTGTGGTTTTCAGAATGCCACATTTATTTTACTTTTCTTTGTTTTTGGTGTTTCCTCTCACCAAATAATATCATTCAATACAATATTATTTGGTTTTATGTAGTGGGAAAATGTATACTATATACGGTGTTAGCACATCGAAAACATAACCACAATAAAATCAATGCCGTTGTTCGGCTCACTTCTTAAAATCGGCTTATGTGGTTGCCGGTATTAAGACTGCTAAAGTGAGTACCGTTCAATGGCTATTTTTGTTTTAAGGGGAAATATGGCACGTTTTAACCCATACAAGAGATACAACGGTATTTATATACCTGAAGGAATTTGCAAGCATAAACCACTCACTCCAAATTCAAAACTTATTTATGGCCGATTGATGAGGTATTGCGGTGAAAACGGCTCTTGTCATCCGATGCAGCAAACACTTGCCGATGAGCTTGGGATCTCACTAAGTTCCGTTCAAGCAGCATTGAAACTATTAGTTAATACCAAATTGATTGAGGTTGAAAGAGGAAACAGGATGAGAAACGAAAATGACTCATACCACTTCTTAGAGTCTACTATTCTCGGTACAAGTAAAAATTACGCATCGGAACACGTAAAACCTACATCTCGCCAACAAGTGAAAGTTACGCCTCCCCACACACAACTTTCACCTATCGTACATGAAGATAGTCATTTTAAAGAGAGTCAACAAAGAGAGTCCTCCCCCTTACCCCAAAAAACGGGGACTCTTTCAAATGAGGAGGAGGAGGTTTTTCTTTTCTTATCTAAAACATTAAACCTTTGTAAAGAACCTTCACGATTGGTTTCTATTGCTAAAAAACTATCTTCTCAAACAGTAAAAACAATTTACTTAAAGACGAAAGAAGATATCGAAAATAAAACTGTTGATGGAATTGGAGTTCTTATATCACGACTTGAAAACTACAAAGAACCAGATCCAAAAGATGTTCAATCAAAGACAACTCAAACGAAACGAATTGAAAAAACCGCAATTATCCAGAAGAAAGAAACAGATGAACTCGGTGATAGAATATGGGAATCTGACGACGAAGAAAAAAAAGCAGCTTTTAGAGATATGATCAAAGCAGGTAGTGGTGCGGAAAGAGATTCAAAATAATGAACAACCGACTTGTTCTATCGGTGGACTACTTCACAATCGGGATGATAGATCTCGGTAGAGCAACGGCAATTGTGAAACCGCACGATGAATATTGGTGCAACCGCCTGTTCGATGATTTCGAGGAAATACTTTTAGTGTGGCAAATTGATGAGCAGAGAGCAGAACGAACGGTGACTGAGTTCTTTCTGGAAGAGACAGACAACTCGATTCACCTATGGCTTCAGGTGTTCAGATCAAAATCAGAAGGGTCTCATTTCTGGTGGTATTCGTTCCGTGATTTGTTCCCTGATGTTTGGATGAGTCACGATTTACAGTATTCACTTGAAAAGTTCTCAATGTGGATGAGTGAGGGAGAAGGGAAACATTCCGCAAATCGACATGACATCGCGGTTCATTTCTGTGAAAAATATGAAAACCTGTTCGATACCGTTACGAAAGAGACTATTTTTAGAGCGTTCTGGGCGTATCGATGCAATCAAACAGAGTTCTATGTGGATAGATGTTTTGTTGAAAACATCGGGTAATATCAAAAAGGATCGGTAAAATTGGAGAAAGAAGAACCATTACAAAAATCAGATAATCAATTACACGCTGAAAGTTTAAGAAGCGGAATCACCGCTTTTGAGCAGGCTCTTGAAGCTTCAGAAACGCGCGCTTCTTGGTGGGAAACAACCAGTGTTTTTCTCGCCGAAAAGTGGACCACTCCTGCATTGGTTGAAATTGGATTAACAGATAAACAAATAAACATTCTTCGTGGAGGTGAATGATGTCAGAATGGGAAACACCAAAAACAGATTGGAGCCCTGCCGTTCAAGAGGGGGTCGACGCTGATGATTTTAATCGTATTGAAGGAAACACGCTTTGGCTCAAAGAAAACCTTGACGTTCAGGCTGCGGTTTCTGATGCGATAATTAGAACCAACGGAGTTGACTGCAGCACACTTTCACAGCAAGCGATATTTGACCGAACGGGGCAAAGTGTAACGCTCTCATTTAGCGCAAACAATTTGCCGTTTATATCAACAAGCACCGGTGCGCTTACTATTTATCTTGGAACTGGTATTCCTGATATTGTGAGACCGCGAAACAATACAGGGAATGAACTTGTAAGAATAGATAACTGGACAATACCAGGTTCACCGGTGCAAAAAGACGTATTTACGATTGCGGAACTCGTTGTTTTATCAACTGTAGACGATACTTGGGAAGGTGCTATTAATTTTTATAAACAACAACAAGATTTAGAAGCATTCGTTGTTGACGCTATATCTGAAACATCTTTCATTACCTCGTTTATCATTGACTATAGATCTCCATTTTAAGGAATTAATAAGCCATTTGATCCCTAATGGTTTTTCTTATCTCTGAGGTGTCCAAGGTGACAGTTGTTGCACAATGAGTGCAGATACTGTTCATCGTGGGCGTTCAGTCCTCTCTTCAGTAGTTCTTCAAGAGGTGGTTCGTGGTGAACCATCTCTGCTATCTGCACAATCCCGCTCTCTTGACACTCCTCACACAATGGAACTTTCGCGCGGTGTCTCAGGCTCGTTTTAGTCCATCGATAAGAAGAGTAAAACCTTTTCGTTTCCATTGATTTATTATAATCCTGTTTCTCAAATCCTTTTTCTTGCACCGATTTATCCTGATGATCTTCGCAATGACCAGGAGTTTCAACCAACGTATTACATCCCAATTTTCGACAAACTGTTTTTGCTCTTCGTGCCATCGTGTTCTGTCCTTGTTCTTGTGGTTGTTCTCTGTTCGTTTGTTGTGTTCCGCTTCAGTAGTAATATACAGCATTAACATTCAATGTTGACAATGAGTGTTTACATTAACTATACTTATAGAATGAGCGACATTAAATACCATACAACGGAATCATACGCTGAACTTCACGGGCTTACTGTGGGCCAAGTTCGATACGCTTGCCTACATGACAACCTCGAATACAAGGCGATAGCATCAGCAGGACACGGAACATATTTGATTCCAGAAGACGCGGTGATACAATCGAAAAAGGTTGGGCGCAAGGTTGGTTACAAGGTCAAGACTACAAAAAAGAAGAGAGATTAACACCGTGCCAATTTTGAGGAACAAATTATTTATCTGATAAAATTATTAAGGGTAGGGGGGGGCAAATTGTTCAAAACCTTTTTCCTTAAGAC